CTACAACCTCGCTCTCTACGACTCTCCTTGAGTCTGTAAATATCGTCCTTGCTAACTTAGGTGAGTCTCCAGTTAATTCTCTTTCTGGTGGTGCTCTGCCACAGCAAGTGTCGCTGGCGTTAAACACTATTGAGGAAGTAAGTACTGACATCCAGTCTAAAGGCTGGTGGTTCAATCAACAAACAGGAAGCAACTACGACACTACTGCCAATGTTGTTATCTATCCGAGTAATACCACTAACGAGTGGAGTTCGGACATCCCAGAGGAAGCACGACGGTACATCACAATCCGTGCTTCTCGCATCGCACAAACACGATTAATTGGCTCAGAAGAGCTACAAAAATTTAGTTACAACGAGGAGCTAGTAAGTCTAGCAATCCTCCAACAAGCTCACGTCCGTAACTCCAATGGAACCCTAGACTTTAACTCGTTCCCAGCGGAACTCAGAGGTCTTGGAATGGACGAGGTTATGTTCCTTCAAGGGAACGTAGAGGAGAAGATTGGAACCCTACGTCTCGGTGGTGAACTAGCTAACATCGCTAAGACTAAAGCTGAGACAGACCTCATAGCTGACCAAGAGGCGCTTGTTGCCAAACAAACATTAACCGAGATTCAGAATGCCCTCAAGGTTGTTGCTGAAACTTCCTTAATTAACGACCAAGAAGCGTTAGTTGTTAAACAAGCGTTGACTGAAGTCGCTAAAGCAACAGACATTGGAGCTGATACTACCATCAAAGGTAAACAAGGCTCTTTAATTGACAAGCAAGCTCTTACTGAGATTCAAAATGCCTTAAAGGTTGTTGCAGAGACTTCCCTCCTCGGTGAGCAGGAAGACCTAGTAGAAGCACAGGCATTAGATGTCGCTGCTGATACAACCCTGAAAGGAAAACAGGGTTCCTTAGTAGATGCTCAGGCTACGGATGTAGCTGCTGATACTACTCTCAAGGGAAAGCAAGGTTCCTTGGTAGATGCCCAAGCTACAGATGTCGCTGCGGATACCACCCTGAAAGGTAAACAAGGGAGCCTCGTTGATGCACAAGCTACTGATGTAGCTGCTGATACTACTCTCAAGGGCAAACAAGGGACTGCTCTTGATGCTGACACAGCCTTAAAGACCTCCCAGAAGACCCAACTAGACGCCCAGACTGCTATCGAAGTCACAGCCGAAAAAGCTTTCTACGATGGTGTGGTAGCGGGTACTCAGGATACATACAGAGACTACGCCGCTGAAATGCGTATGATGGGTATTCAAGAGAGTGCTATTAACGTTCGAGGTGAGATTCCTTTCCAACAGACGCCTGCCTACAAGAAGGTAGAGATGCTGAAGGATGCTGCTAAGTTACGCCTAGCGACAGCTACGGAGACAGGCACAGACGCCACAGAGCTTTCTGAAGTCAACAAGGTGATGCGCTTTATAGGTGAGCCTCCTGTGACAGCTCTTAACGACAACTCCTTAGCCTCTGAGTGTGTTCGCCTACTGCGTGACACCGACACAGAGCTACAAGGGCGTGGTTGGTGGTTTAATACCGAAGAGGACGTAGAACTCACTCCAAATGGAAGCGGTCAAATAATTATTAATAACACCATGCTTTCCGTGGAAGCTTATGATTATGATACGCGAATGGAATTCGGAGGTTACCTCTACGACCTTAATAAAAAATCAGCCAATAATTGGACTTCGCCTATCAAAGCTAAGGTGATTTACAAGCGCACTTTATCTTATACCCCACAGAAATACCGTGAGTATCTCAGTGTTCGTGTGGCTATCCTATTGACCGAGTTATACCCACAAAGCGGTGTAGACATCCAGCGTCTTCCTAAGATGGAAGCAGAGCTACGGGCTTACTTTAAAGACCGTGAGTTTGATGATGCTAATTACTCAGTATTTGACAACTATGACGCCGCCTCCAGAATTGGTATCAACCGTAACTACGACCTTACATAATGCCTTTAATTAACACTAGTGTTCCTAACCTTATCCAAGGTGTCTCTCAGCAACCTGATGCCACTCGTTTTGATGGTCAATGTGAGGAGCAGGTAAACGCTCTTAGCTCTGTTGCAGAGGGGCTCAAGAAACGCCCTAATACTCGGCACGTTGCTAGGTTGCTACAGACGGCTATTGATGCGAATAGCTTTGTTCACTTTATCAATCGAGATGACAACGAGAAGTATGTAGTTATCCACACTGGTTCGGGGATGGAAGCTTGGAACATTGTGACTGGTGTTAAGTGCTCAATGAATGGAAGCACATCCGCTCTTACTCCTCCAACTTATCTTCAAACAAGCACACCCAGAGAGAGTCTAAAGGCCCTTACGGTGGCTGATAATACATTCATAGTAAATAAAGAAGTCAGCGTCTCTCTATCACAAACTAAGACACCAGCACTCGAAAAGAAGGGCTTTGTTTATATTGCTCAAGGAGACTATGAGAAGAAATACGAAGTTACTATTGGAGGCAACATAAGCGGAGCCGTTGCTTCTACCGTGGCTACATTCGATGTAACCGTATCAGATAAATACTATGGTAGTGGGTGGGAAATGTTCTACATTGACGCTATATCCATAACAAATGCTGGGGAAGGATACCCCGCTGGGACTCCCACCGAACTTACCGTAAACATTGATTTCGGAGACCTTGGCAGCTACATTAACGGGCAATGGACTTACGCTAACACAGTGGTTCAACCTGTTGTTGAAATAACATTAGTGGATGATGGCACGGGAAACGGCACTAAGAAAGTTGGAAGCGTAAGCATTACCGAGCAAGGGACTTTTGGACAACACGACACGCAAGTATCTGGAGGTGATTTCGCATTCGACTACAATGCAAGCGTGTCTTTAACAGTGCAAGGGGACATAGCGACAGGGGCTACCCATGTATTTTCAACAATCGGCACACGGAACTCTGTCTCAGCAGATGCCTCTACAGACAACATTGCCAAGTCGTTATTAAATGACAGCTATGAGGGTTACCATTTTCATACAGTAGCTTTTAATAGTGATACGATATTTGACCCCGCTGGTGCTAATCACTTAACAGCAACCAGAGAAGGATATACAATAATCATCGAGCATAATGAGGTTGAGGGTGATTTTTCCTTAACTACCGATGATGGGTTAGGCGGAAGCGGTATCAAAGGTATTTACAAACGCACCGACTCACTAGCGGATTTACCTACAAAAGCTCCTAATAACTTTGTAGTAGAAGTCGTAGGAGATGCGGACCTAGACCAAGATAATTATTGGGTGAAGTTTACCACACACAGTGGGCTAGACTACGGGGACGGAGCTTGGGAAGAAACCGTAGCTCCTAATATATCCGAAGGCTTTGACGTAAACTCTATGCCGATGACTATCCGAAGCACTAACCTTAATACACTTGAGGTTGTTGCATTAGATTACGCCAAGCGAGCAGCAGGGGACGAGGAGACAAATCCAAATCCATCATTTGTTGGTAAATCTATCAATGACATTGTATTCTTTAAAAATCGCTTAGGATTTATTACCGATGACAGTGTGGTGTTCTCCGAAGCTGGGGAGTTCTTTAACTTCTACAGGACGACAGTATCCTCACTGCTCGACTCAGGGCCTATCGACGTCACCGTAAGTAGCACCAAGGTCACTAACCTTAAATCTGCCACTATCTTCCAAGAGAACTTGATGTTGTTTGCGGACAACGTTCAGTTCGTGATGAAAGGTGGTGACTTATTCACACCTAAGACTGTCTCGGTGTCTCCTACAACTAACTTCAGTCTAGATGACTCTGTTTCTCCTACTCCACTAGGTTCCTACGTCTACTTCCCGTTCACTCGTGGCTCCTACACAGGACTCCGTGAGTTAGCTCTAAGTGCGAATACAGAGACCTACGACGCTGTAGAAGTGACCGAGCATGTTCCCGCTTACATTCCTAGTAACATCATCGCAATGGCTGGAACTACATCAGAGGACGTTATAGCTCTCCTCAGTGCTAACGAAAAGGGCTCCCTATACATCTACAATTACTTCTGGAACAACAATCAGAAAGTCCTGAGCGCTTGGTCTAAGTTTACCTTCACAGGTGAGATACGAGGTATTGAGTTCATTGACTCATCTCTATTCTTACTCATTACCAACAACGGAGAAACTAACCTCGTAGAGATGCCTCTGGAGTCTGGTCTATCGGACGATGCTGGCTATGTTACTCACCTAGACAACCGAGTAGCAGTCACAGTCACCAATGGCTCTGATACAATCACCCTTCCGTACACCCCAGAGGACAACTCAGTAGAAGTCTACACGACTGATGGGTTAGCCCTTAACTGCACCAATAGCGGTTCTACAGTCACCCTTAGCAGCCCTGTGTCAGCCGATACAGATGTCTGGGTAGGTATCCCTTACACAATGAAGTACACGTTCTCTGAGCAGCTCTTCAAAGCTAAAGCAGGGAACGGTAAGAGTCCCTCCAACGCAGCCAAGATGATGATCCGTAATGGCTCCCTGTACTACGACAGATCAGCTTACTTCAAAGTTAAAGTAACTCCTAAGTTCCGTGATACCTATGAGAATGTCTTTACTCCTGATGTTGTAGGTTCATCCACTATTGGTTCCCTAAGCCTCGACAGTGGCTTCTATCGCTTCCCTGTGTTCACTAAGCCACAGGATACAACCATCACCATCGAAAACGATAGTGCTCTTCCGAGTACATTCCAGAGTGCCGAGTTTGAATCCTTTGTTCACTCCCGCTCTAACCGATATGGATAAAATACTAAGTACCCACGGGTCTTGTAAGGTAGTTGTTGCTACCCACGAACACGTAGAGCGGCTCTATCCGTACATGCGTAAAGAAGACCAGATAGAGATAGCCTGTATGGGTCACGAACCCCGTCAGGCGCTCTTGAGTGGCTTAGAGAGTGATGACGTTACCCTGACAGCCCTAGATGCTGATGACGTTCCCTTTGCAATGTTTGGTGTTGGACAGATAGAGAACCAAGCGTACATCTGGTGTCTAGGCACTGATGGTGTTTCTGACAACGCCTACGACTTCCTTAAAGCGTCCCGTGAGTGGACTCAACGATTAACCAAGCCTTATGGCGCAACCTTTAACTTTGTCCATGAGGATAACCACGTAGCCCTCAAGTGGCTCAAATTCTGTGGAGCAATCTTCATTCGTAAACTTACCTTTAGCAATCAACCC